TCTTGCTATCCAAGTGTTACAACTTTGGCAAAGAGAGTTGGAGTAAGTCGAGCTAATACACACAAGTTAATTAATGAGTTGATTGATATTGGTGCAATAGAAAAGAAAAACAGATTCAAAGATAATGCTAAGCAAACAAATATGTATTATCTAAAAACAAGCAACCCATATCTTAAATCTGATACCACTACATCTAGTAGTATCGCTGACGATACTAGGGGTAGTATTGTAGACGATACAAGGGTAGTATCGGAGACAGTACATAGAACTATAACCAATGAACTAAAACCAATAGATGTGGATTCTCCACAATTAAATAAAATAGATGAAGAAGTATTAAGAAACAGAAAAGCACTTTACCAAGTTTTTTGTGATGAGCTTGGCTATACTCCTAGAACTCAAGGCGAGAAATCAGGTT